AGTTTGGCGTGGACCTAGTGGAAGACGTCTAAAGAATCCTAGAGTAGAAAAGGTACCAGGTGCAGGAGAGAACGCCGCTGGGTTTGTTGACTATGAGCAACACGGAGATTATCTAAAGGTTCACTACATGAGAACAGCGCAGCACTTAGAAAATAGCGGAGTTGCTCAACGAGGGCTAGAAGAGTTAATCAGTAAAAAGAATCCAAAGAGTTTACATTTTGGAAAGTTAATGAGTCCTGCAGCGGGTCGAGTGATGGAGAAGGTACAGAGTAATCATCCTGACATCAAGGTTGAAGGGACTCCGTGGTACTGATGACCTGCGTACACGTGTATCAGATGGTCGGGGCCGATCTATGCCCACATTGCGGCTCTAACACTCACGAATTAAATTGGGCCGATGTCAATGAACAGCATCGCGCTTGGAAAGAATTTATCATTGATAATCCACAAGAGTTAACCTGGTGGAGCATATGAGTCGTTCAGCAGAGTTTGAAGCATCACACATTGCTGCTCGTGAAATCGCCCCAGGTGATTATCTCGATCCATCAGTAAAGTTACGTGTACATGCGGCCAAGATGATTGGTAATGACTTCGTCGTAGCACATAAGTTACGTGGCTCTAAGTCACCTGGCGTATCTACATATAAGCCAGATGAGACAGTGAGAGTCTGGAGGAAGAAGTGAGCCTTTCATACATTCAGTTTGGTAAGCATCACGGGACTGCCTTTAGAATTGTCCAAACACCTGCAGGCATGTCTACCCGTGATGGCAAGACAATCCCAGATGCACCAGGACGCATGTCTATAGTTACTCCTGAAAATGGCGAATCGTTTAAGTGGCCTGCAGCAGATAAGAAGCAAGTAAAGATGATGCGTAAGAACTGGGGCAAGATTCAAAAAGACCCAGGCTCTCAATACAAGATGGATCAAATCCGTAGGAGTATAAAGTGAGCAACCTCAATCCTCAGCAGTTTGTATCTCTGACCCATCACGAGGGCAGGTACCTGCACCATATTGATGCTCATGACCAAGATGGCAACATGGTTGGGTCTATGGATTGGAACAAGCGCTCCAAGAGAGTAATGAACGTAAGCGTCAGTACACGACTTCGTCGTCAAGGTATCGCAAGCAACATGTGGGATCTAGCAAATCAAACCGCCCAAGAGAAGGGTCAAGTAGGACCTCAACACTCCTATGAGAGAACTGACCTAGGAGATGCATGGGCAAAGTCCGTAGGTGGACGTCTCCCACACAATCGGAGCAAGAAATGAGTAACTTGTCCCAAGAACAATTTGGCGCCAAGATAATGCCTAGCGATATGTACGTTAATGTAGCGATGCAGATGGTCCCACCATCAAACGCATCCAATACAGCAAGTAGTACTAAAGCATGAGCAACTTAAACCCTAAGCAGTTTCCAGAGTTGTTCCACGGATCTACCGCAGAGACGATGAAGCCTGGAACAATAATCCGCCCAGGTAATGATCGTGTCGTATGGGCAGGAACTAATCCAGAGCGTGCAGCAGACCATGTCATTGATCGTATGAATACAGGTTACAGAGGACGAGATAATAAGAAGGGATGGTATCAGCAGTCTCTGGTATCACCTGTCTACGAAGTCGAGCCATTAAAGACGGACAAGACACTGACAGATATGTCCTGGTGGAGTAAGGACTCTATAACCTCTGATAAGGGCTTCAGAGTAAAGGGAGTCAAGCGCTACGTCACTCGTGGAGAGAAGATGAGTGACGAATGAGCGCCCAAGATAATCTATCTCCCAAGCAATTCACTCTATATCATGGCTCTCATCCAAGAAACAGAGAGAGCATCTCTACTCAAGGACTAGTTCCTCAACCCGTACAGCAAGAAGGCATGCTGGGAGACTCTGTATCTCACGCTATCTTTTTAACACCTAATAAAACAGAGGCCAAAGAGTATGGGTCAGATACCTATCAAGTAGATGTATCTCCTAAGAGATTGATCAAGGTAGATGGATTGAAGGGGTATCACTACGCCTCTACAAATGCTATACCAGCCAAGAAAGTAAAACGGTTATGATCGAGAAGCCAAAACAGTATTGTCGTCTATGTGACCATGACATGCAACATGGCTGCTGTACAATAGATACCTGCAAGTGCATCTGTGAAGCGAGGTAGTCATGCCAGACAATCTTAACAATGCACAGTTTGGCGACCAGCCAGAGAAGAAGGTTCGCTACGTACCTGACCAAGAGGGTCACTCAATCGGATGGCACATACTCAAGTGGCACACAAAAGGTCGCGGGCCTGCGAATGCAAAATCATTCGGCGGTGATGGCATTTCGACCTATGATTACGCACAGCACCACAAGATGCACATGCGTATGCATGAGGACGGAAAATTTGAGGTCGGGCACGAGCATGAGCATTTCACACCTAAGAAGGGCAAGTAATGGCTGCTGAAGATAACTTGTCTCATGAACTGTTCTTTGAAGCACATCGAGGCCTCAAATTACGAAGTGGTAATAACTTTACTATTGATAAAAGTAACTTAGGTACACATTGGAGCGCTAACGAAGGCGTCGCACGAGACTTTGCAGGAATTAACTTTCAACCAGAATCAGGACATGTGTATCACGCCCGTGTACCTATGTCATCTGTTGACACCGATACCGACTCACTCAAGGCATCTCAGGTCATTACTCCTTGGGAGACACCTTACGACGAAGACGAAGTCCCAGTTAAATCTAACGCAAAGGTTTTAGTAACTGGTAGAACGACATACAAAGAAGCATACGGCAATGATCCTAGAGGTAAAGAGGGATTAGCAGTTATGCCTGTTCGTACACGCACTCGTAAGTACAACCCACCACGGGAGATGAAGGCATGAAGCAGACGCCTAGAGAGCCAGATCACGATCCTAAAGAGCCAAGAAATCTTTCGGGCGTTCAGTTTCGGTTCATTAACGCTGGTGCTCCTAAGCAGCACCCTAAGATCCATACTATGTACGCAAATGACTCAGAGGGCAGATACATAGGTCATCTTGATTGGAATAAGCGAAGTGGTCAGATTGACAACATCAACGTGATTGGGCGCATGCAGGGTCTAGGTGTTGCGACCTCGATGTATGAGAAGGCAACCAAACTCGCATCTGACACTGGTATCAAGTCGCCACAACACTCCACCTTCCGCACTGATAAGGGCGATGCGTGGGCACGCAAGGTCGGTGGCAACGTCCCACCTCGTAAGGCAGAGCCAGAAGAGTACTAAACCTGTGATAGGGTCTGAGCATGATTACAGACCGCCCTTGGGGAACATACGAAGTACTAACCACATCTGACACTCACCAGGTCAAGCGCATCGTTGTGCATCCTGGTCAACGCCTCTCCTATCAGACACATGAGCAACGCTCAGAGTATTGGGTCATTGTCTCTGGAACAGGCACCGTAACTATCGATGGCATTCAATCAATGGCATTAGGTGGAGACGCCTTTATTATTGAACAAGGTATTGCTCATCGTATTGCTAATGCTGGAGAAGAAGATCTTATTTTTATTGAGACGCAATTAGGTCTCTACTTTGGCGAAGATGACATCGTGCGCTTAGAAGATGATTTTGGTCGCTCATGATGGAGAAGACTTGGGACTACAGAGAGAAAGAGATACGTGAGGAGATTGCTCAACGTATTGAAGATGAACTAGAGGGTATGATGCCTCCAGTAGATGATACTGAGATCGCTGTGTATCACGCAATGACTTGGGTTATTGATTTTATACGAGGTAAAGTATGAAGAAAGACGAAGTAGATGCACTCTGTGCTCATTGTGGCAGAGTGACCATCATTCATAAAGATGAGTTACGCACACCTTACTACTGCTGGTACTGCCGATGAAGCACAGAACCTTTAACAAGGGTTGGATTAAAGGCGGCACTTCTGATGGTTGGGGTTTTGCACTAGAGTTCTACCCTAAAGAACCAGCGTTGACTATCACGTTTATACGTTGGTATTTTATTATTGAGAAAGATTATTAATGAGTCACATAGTTAACTTATCTAAAGAAGAAGTTCGTGCATGTGCAGACATCGCATTGAACCGATGGATGATGAAATTCGGCAGTGTTGATCGTCCTAACTATGCAGGTGACAATAAGAAGTATCTAGAGCCAGAGATTGCGGCAAATGTACGAACTATCGTTGCAGAGTATGCAGTTGCTAAGTTATACAAGCAGCCGTTTACATTTCCGTTCTACACCAATGAGGAACATTATTTCAGAAAAGACTTCCCTGATGTAATGCCGTGCTATGAGGTTAAGTCAGTCCGTACTAAGGACGAGATCCCAGTATTTCCTAAGGACATCAGGCCAGGGGTCATTCTGGTAGGGGCACGGGTTCTAGACCGCGACTACTACTCGGAGGTCGAGGTTTATGGCTGGCTTCCTACTGAAGAGTGCACCAAGGACGAGTATCATTATGCTCCAGAGAATTCGTGGCGAATTCCTCTAGACAAGTTTAACGACACTATTCCAGGCTAGGAGAATCATGGCTGACAAAGGCACAGCAGCAGCGATCATTGAAGTTGCAAAGAAAGAAGTTGGGGTTATTGAAGGCCCTAAAGATAACGAGACCAAGTACGGCGCTTTCACCAAGGCTAACTTCTTACCATGGTGCGGCTCCTTCGTTATGTGGTGCGGCCACATGGCTGGCGTAAAGATTCCTAACACCGTCTCTACTGTTGCAGGGGCTGCAGCATTTAAGAAGATGGGCACATGGTTTGATGCAGACTGCGGTCAATCACCACAACCAGGAGATATCCTGTATTTTGATTTCCCTGGGGACGGTGTCGATAGAATTTCTCACGTGGGTATCTGCACAGGTATTGACTCTGATGGCGTAGTAACTGCCATCGAAGGCAACACCTCTGGCAAGAAGAAGGGCGATCAGCGTAATGGTGGCGAGGTGTGCAACCAGATCCGTGCATACAAGACCAATAAGAAGAAGGTCCTTGTATCAATCGTTGGTTGGGGTCGTCCTAACTATGTAGGTAACGAGGTACAGGCTGAAGTGCCAGTAGAAACACCTCCAGTCTTCCCAGGACAGATCAAGCCAGGTGCCAAGGGAGAATCTGTCAAGATTGTCCAACGTGCTCTAGGATTGGCTGCAGACGGCGATTACGGTCTAGCAACCAAGAAGGCAGTTGTTGCATTTCAGGACAACAACGACTTAGTGGACTCAAATGGCGTTATCGGCCCTAAGACATGGGCAGAACTGGTCAAACTGCTTTAATCGGACATTTTAGACTCTAGCCCTCCAGGGTTCCAGTAATGGTATCCTTGGAGGGCGTTTCTAATGAGGGAGAGTAATGACAACGATCGTAGCGGTGCAATACGAAGACAGAGTTGTTTTTGCTGCCGATAACCAGGTAACTGGTGATGACGGTCGCATCTATCACCATCCTCGAATGGAAAAGATTACAGAACGCAATGGTTACTTAATTGCTGGTTCTGGAGAAGTTGCACCTTGCGATATTGCACAACACTTATGGAATCCGCCAAAACCAACAACAAAAGATCTTCAAGATGTTTATCACTTCATGATTGCTAAAGTGATGCCTTCTCTCAGAAAATGTTTGACAGATAACGGGTATGACTTTGCAGAGGGCAAGGGCGATGGAAAAGGTGATGGCAATCGCTTTAACTTCCTAGTAGCAGTTGGTGGCGAGGTGTTTGATGTTGCCGATGACTGCTCGATCTGCATGAGTGCTGACGGGATCTACGGAGTAGGTTCTGGCTCTTCTTATGCTATCGGGGCACTGCATGCAGGTGCAAAGCCTATCAAGGCGCTAGAAATTTCTGAGAGACTAGATATGAATACATCTGGGCCGTTTCTAGTTAAAGAACAATATAAGTAACTGTTTGTGATGCGGATCACAGCAGTTGTGAGTTAGATTAGTCACACAACTGAATAAGTGGCTCCTGGGTACGAGCACGCAGAAACTACCCCTATACTTAGCCTTATGTCAAAAACACAAGATAAGCGTTTGCAAAGAAAAACCGATCATGCCGAGTACTGCTGGAAACAGGCACAACTCAAGGCAGCACTGGCCAAGACTAACTTAGATCTGGCCGTAGAAACTTTTAAGGATTTAAATAAAGAGATGACAGAAGAACAGATTCAAGCAACCCAAGAACAGACCCAAATACAGTACAAGCGCATTGAAGAGTACCTAATGAGTGAAAAAGAACTGTATTTAGAACGTATGGGCATCCAGCAAGACTGATAATAAGACTTACATCCTGAGGGGGAAACGAGAACAGGTATGAATAGTCTTATGAAAAGTTTAAACAACGTATTGATGCGTATTGTTGCAGTATTTGCAGCAAGCGGTCTTTCAGTAATCGGTGCTGGTGCTATTGCTGGTATCTCAACTATCAAGGCGGTAACAGTCGCAGGCCTTACTGCAGTTGCAGCAGTTATCGAGAAGTTGGCTCGTGCTTTTATGGACGATGGAAAACTAACTCTCGACGAAATCAACGCAGCATTTTCAACCGTTGATAAGGGTGCAAAGACTGTGGCAGATGTAGAAGTTGAAGAACGTCAAGCAGCAGATAAGAAAACTAAAGTTGCACCTGCTAAAGAAGACGATCCAAACTACAACTAGTCTCTAGTTGAATAGAAGCCTCCGCCTTTAAAGGCAAGGCCAAAAGAGTTAAAGACACGCTGAAGAGCGTAGCCGCACTTGTCGCAGTGATAACCAGGATCTGCCTCAGTGATGCTACGCTCTTTTTCGTAATCTAAATCGCACTGAATGCACGAGTACTCGTATCTAGGCATTAATCTTCTCCGTCTATGTGATCGTCTTCGCAATCTCTTGCAAGAGTCATTACTACGTATCGTTTGCCGCATATACTACAAGAAAACTTCGAAATGTAGGCGGCATCATCCATCCCGCTATTATGTCCTTACACAGAGGAAGATAAGGGGCAAAATAGGAACATGAACCAGAACCTTTCTATGGCGCAGTTCTCACCACAGAGAAGCATCACTATGGCTGGCGCAATGCCTAGAAGTTCAAAGTTTGATGAAAAACAACTTCCAAAGATCTCTGGTGAACAGAACAAGTACGCACCTGGTGCCAACACACCCATAGCAAAGCCAGGGTTCTTCTAATGACAACTACCGCTACGCATGATCCTCTTTCTGCATTAGATCGTTGCGACAAATGCGGAGCACAGGCGCTAGTGCGAGCAACACTTGCAAATGGTGAACTCTATTTCTGCGGTCATCATGGCCGAGAGATGAGTGCGAAGTTAGTTGCATCGGCATTAGTTGTCTACGATCCAGAAGGAGTATTTAACTATGGAAGGTAGATATGAAACTGGTAAAGGACTTTTTGGTGGTCCTGGTGGTACTTATGGTCGTTACTCTGTGGGAAGTCGTGTTACGGCGGAAGGAAAGAATTTGAGAAATTTATCTACGCAGTTTAGTAGAGCCGAAGAGATCGAGGCAAAACAGCGTCGTCGTTTTGGTAGAAAGCGTGAACCTGGTTACACGGGCGAAGGATATTGGTTTCAGAACTATCCCAACAGAGTTGGTACATTAACTGCAGGCACTGATCCACATGCAACAGGTAGAAAGTTAGAACAACCAAAGAAGCGTAGGACTAAACCTGCTGAGGCTACTAATGGTGCAGGAAACGGTGGAACAGCAGCAGGTTACATCGGAGGATTAGGAACATGACAGACAGAGTTCCACAACTAAACCGACAAGCATTAACTGTTAATCCAAATAGAAAACCACGTAAACAAGAGTTTGGGTTTAACTCAAATTTAGGATACAAATCAAAAGCAGAACCAAGCGTTGTCTCATGGGCTAATCGTGGTAGAGGTGTACAAGGTGAATCTGTTAATTCACAAAATGTTGCATCTAAGTTTGTCATTCGTAAAGAAGGCAAAGCGTTATAATATAATAACTTGAAGAGGGCATAAGTATTCCGAGGGGAAAACTTGACATCACTGCGTCCATTCGCAGCACTATCTGGATTCGCAAATCGTATTTACTTTATTGCAGGAGCAAGTTTTTTATTCTTGCTTCTGTCATTGTCGCCTGCTCATTCTGACGAGCCTGCAGTTACGCCTACGCCATCAGATACTTCGACAGCAACAACTCCAATTGCAGAACCAACTCCAACTCCCACACCTACGACTACTCCTGAGCCAACACCGATTCCTACTCCAACACCAACTACAGAACCAACCCCTACACCAACCCCTACACCAACCCCTACACCAAC